TCTTCCATGAAATGTGAGAGCAAATCATGACGACTACTGACGCAAGTGGCGCGACTATCGCCACCATGATTGGCAACTATTACGACCATACGTTCTTGGAGCGTTTAGAAGCCAATCTTGTTTATGACAAATACGGTGTTCAAAAGCCCCTTCCAGAGAATCAAGGCGACACCATCGTTTGGCATGCACTTCTCAACCCGTCCGCTGGCTATGCATTAGCCGACGGTTCCATTCCGGGCGCGAGTGCTGTCTCGGCGAGAAAAGTCTCTGCCACGATTAGCTGGTTCGCGGATCTTCGCTCCGTCACGGATCGCGTTGTTGCTACGGCGGTCTGTCCGGTTGTCGAGGAAACGGTTCAGGCAATGGGTTATGGTGCGGCATTAACGCTCGATAACATCGTTGCCGACAAAGTGGGCTTCGGTTCGGCGGCTTCGACGGGTATCGCATTTGCGACCTCGACGAATATCCCGTCGGTGTTCAGCCAAGGATTCCCGGTATTGGAAGGTAATTCCAACCTGATCTTCTGGCCGGCATCTAACGGTGTCGCTACGGGCATGAAGAACGGTTACTTCAGCACGGCCCCGGTTATCGCGCACATTCGTCGAGCGGTTACCCAGCTCAAGAGTGTGAATGCGATGCCCTTCGATGATGGCAACTATCGCGGGATCATTGATCCGCTGGTGTCTGACTTCATCCGAAGCGACTCGAACTTCGCTACGTGGATGGCTTATACCAACCGCGCTGCGATGGAAAAGGGTCAGTTGGGCGTGATTGAAAAAGTGTTGTTCGACGAGTCGAGCAATGCCATTACGGTCAACGTGTTGGCCTCGACGTGGTCCGCGTTCGTTTCTGGCGGCGGTAAGCTGCATGGAACGTTAATCATCGGTAAGGGCGCCTATGGCGTCACGAAGATGGGCGGCAAGGATGCCAAGGTCTCGGTGGTCTCTGGTCCTGATAAGAGCGATCCTCTGAATCAGATTACCTACATCGGCTACAAGCTCGGTGTGGCGGCCAAGATCCTGAACCCCTCGGCGGGCGTGCTGTACACGTACTACGACGGGAACTAAGGAAGTTTGATTCTGGTGCGCCTGGCGGCGGGCCTCCCTCGCCGCCGGGCTCCCAGGGTCTTTTAAGAGGATTATGAAAAGTCTAGTAATAGGCGCAGGTCAAATCGGAAAGGCGCTACAGGAAATCTTCCTGAAGGCGCATATCTGCTTTCTGCGCGATGTGGATGATCTCCATTGTGAGGACGTGGAGGTTTTGCATATCGCCTACCCGTATTCTGTCGATTTCGTGGATATTACGCGGGCCTATATCAATCAGTACAAACCGAAATTAACCATTATTCACTCGTCGGTGGCGGTAGGCGCGACGGATAAATGCGGGGCACATGTTGTCCATTCACCGGAACGTGGCCGATACCCACACCTAGCCGCACAAATGCAGAAATTCCAAAAGTTTATTGGTGGCGGTGATGCCGTGGACCGCCTCCGCGCCAAGAGTTATTTCGATGCCTTGGGCTGGGAAACCGTTCTTGTCGACGATTCACGACAGACTGAACTCTGCAAGCTTCTCTCGAATATTCATCTTGGTCTTGAGATTGCATGGCGTCAAGAAGTCGATCGCATTTCCGAATCATTGCTTGGGATGCCAGCGGGTGCTGTCTATTCCGCTTGGGAGAAGTCCTACAACGACGGACATACCGTTTTAGGCCACCGGCAGCTCTTGAGGCCCATTGTGCGTCCTGCTCCTATCGGTGGTCATTGTATTTTGCCGTGTACCGACATTCTGTCTAAACAGTTCGATAGCGACCTGTTCAGATTCATAAAGGGATCAAATGCCAAAAGGAAGACCGAAGAAGAGTCAACCGCTGACTGCGCCGTCAGTCATCGTTAAGGCTGAACCGAAGTTCATCGTTTTTGGGAAACCCGATATCGGGGATGCCGAGATTGCGGCCGTAACGGACGTCCTGCGTTCGGGTTGGCTATCGACCGGCCCCGTCGTAAAGGAATTTGAGAAGGAATTCGAGCAATTCATCGGCAGTGGTACAGCTATAGCCGTCTCGTCTGCCACCATGGGCCTGATGCTTTCCATGGCGGCGGCCTGTATTGGCGATGGCCTTGAGATTATTACGACTCCACTTACCTTTGCCGCGACGATCAATGCGATCTTGGCCATGCGCGTAAAGCCGATCTTCGTTGATGTCGATGTCCACGGCAATCTGGATGCAAACAAGATTAAGCCACTGATGAACCGAGACCATCGTGTGCGGGGGATCATGCCCGTTCATTACGCCGGTGCGGCAGCGGATATGCGCGAAATCATGCACCTGGCGCATTACTACGACCTCAAAGTGATTGAAGACGCTGCCCATGCCTTCGGTGCCGACTTCGTGGGGCCTTCCGATGGTCAGACGCCTGCGAGTCGTCAGAAGATTGGGACGATCAGCGATTTCAGTGTTTTCAGCTTCTATCCGACGAAGAATATCACTTCGGCAGAAGGCGGCATGGTCATGGCGAAGCACGCGGATGCGGCAGAGCGTATTCGCACGCTTTCATTGCAAGGTCTCACCTCTGATGCGTGGAAGCGTTACGGATCAGGCCCGGTAAAAAACTATGAGCTAGTCCATCCCGGCTATAAGGGGAATCTCTCGGATGTCCATGCCGCTATTGGCTTGGCGCAGCTGCGCCGCTGGCCAGAACTGAAAAAGAAACGCTCGGCGATCTGGAATATCTATGAGGACGCCTTCGGATATAGAGAGCCGGGACACAGCCAAAGCCTTTTCACAATCCGCGTCAATGATCGGGACGCGTTCCGGCAGCGGATGCACGAAGCTGGTATCGGTACGGGGATTCATTACAACCCGATCCATCTAGAGCCTGGGTTCCGGTTTATGGGCTACAAAATGGGCTCTTTCCCAAATGCCGAGAAGATCGGGCTTTCGACTGTGAGCTTGCCGATCAGCGCGACCATGACCGAAGAGGATGCACATAGAGTCGTGACTGAAGCAAAGAAATGGATGGGGGAGGCCCACTAATGGAAGCGCCGAAGTTTAAGGAAGAACCACTTGTTTCGTTTATTGTCCCAATCTACCAGGTTCCTGCCGACGTACTGAAGCGGTGTCTAATGTCGTTGGATGATCAGGACTATCAAAACATTGAAATCATCTGCGTGTTCGATGGCATTGATGCTGAATTGGTTAATGTGGCCGTTCCATTCCTCAAGGATAAGAGGTTTAAAGTTCTCGAAATTGAACACGGCGGCGCGTGCGCTGCTCGAAATGCTGGCTTCAAAGTCTCGACGGGTGAAATCGTTTCTTTTTTCAATTCGGACTACATCGCAAAGCCTGGAATGGTTCGCATGTGGGTTGATGCGCTCCAAGAAAACCCTGATTGCGGATTCGCTTATGGGCGGTATGAATATACGTCGAGCGTCCGATCTGTTTATCCGTCAAAACCGTTTGATCCGTGGGCATTGAATGTTGCCAATTATATCGACTGTGGTTTTCCGCTATGGCGAAAGCACGTTGTCGAGTGGGATGTGAACTGCAAAAGCCTACAGGATTGGGATTTTTGGCTGCGCGTGGTAGCCAATGGCGTCAAGGGCTTCTACCTCGGACCAACAGATTCATCTTTCATGGCCGAACCTCCGCGACCTAAAGGTCTTTCCATGGACTCCTCGTCGAATTGGATCGAGCGCGTCCACTACGTGAAGGAAAAGAACGGTATCGCCGAGCCTGAAATCTGCGTCTCATCTTTGGGCGCTCCAAATCACGGCGTTGAGATCGCCAAAATGATCGGCGCGGACTTTCGTGATGACACGATTTTTAAGCCGCACGCCTATAAAGCGTTATACATGATCGGCTGGTACATGAAGCCGACGGATCAAGGCAACCAGCACCCGTCGATCATGATGCACTTCGATAAGCCGGGGGTTAATCGGATTGTTCATTTCGTAGGCGCCGATATTTACTGGCTTCGGAAATTCCCGTATGAGGCAATGAAGCCCCTGGCCGGCGCTTTGCAGTTAAAGGCAAACCATATCTTGTGTGAGACGGAATTAGCTCAAGCGGAACTGAAAGAGTTTGGCATCAATGCTAAGGTGGTTCCTATCCCCTCATACAGCAAGTGGGAAGTGAAGCCACTTCCGGAAGATTTCAAAGTTTCTGTGTTCCTCACCGAGAAGAGCGACTTCGACAAATACTGTTACGAGCATACGCTCTCGATCATCCGCGCCATGCCTGATGTGCAATTCACGGCCTATGGTGACGGCGGATGGGAAGTGGACTATCCGAACTTAAAGCACTATCGGAACCTTCCACGCAATAAGTGGGAAGACTACGTTTACGAGAACTCGTCCTACATACGCCTTGTCCGGCATGACACGTTACCCCTAGCATCGGCCGAATTCACGATGGCGGGACGAGACGTAATTACGAATATCCCTCTACCATTCCAGCAGTACGTGAATACGAAAGGCGACTCAAGCCTAAACGATTGGGACGCTTTTGGATCGGGCCTTAACCCGTATCACTGGCCGGATACGAAGAAGGCAATTATTCAGCGCATTCGGGCGGTTAAGGCTAAGAAGGATGGAAATATTTCTCACGACGAAAAGTTGGAAGCGGCTGAATTTTGGAGTAGCCTCCTAGACAAACAAAAATACATCGACACAATCCGGGCGCTCGCGCTTGGAAAAGGAGAATCACATGGGAACATCGAACAGCAAGCCAATGCCGAGCGCGGCGACCGACTCGCCGTTGGGAGCGCCGGGGGGAAATGAACCGTATAAGACGGTGCGTGCGAAGAATTGGGCGAATCCGGATGCGACCCAGAAGGGTCAGGATCTGACGAGCACTTCCATGATCGGTAACGTGGCAGGTGGATCGGCAACGGCTAAAGAGCCGAAACCGTCGCAGGGGGCCTAAATGAACCTTTCCGCGAAGATGCCAGCGCAAATGGATTCTAGCCTAGCGGCGAAAATGCCAGCAACGATGACTTCTGATGCCCCGGCTACGGGGGGTGGCTCACTTAAACCGCAAGTGGTACCGATCTCGCGCGATTCCACCCAAAATGACCCGCAATGGGTGAACGTTGACGACAAAGGCGCTGCATGGCAGACGGAAGACAAAAAGACGGGTTCGGAATGGGAAGTTTCCGACCGACTCGAATCTTAAAGGGGACTTATGAAACCTACGCATCCTGATACAAGCTCCGTGAAATTGCCGCCGCGTGTGACGAAGGCCGATAACGCACTTGGTTCTGCGAATGTTGGAACGCCTTGGCAAAACAGTCACCAAATCACGAAAAAGGGCGGCCCTCATTGGCAGTCGCATAGTCAAAACAGCCAAGGGTTGACCGGCCAAGCCGATTGGCAGCACAAAGGCGCCAAACGCGGCGGCGATGCTGGCCCGATCCAACGCGACAATCCATGGTCTGGAATGAATCAGCCTAATACGCCGATGCCGAGTCAGGCAAGCGATGAATAAGCCCTTAATCAGTTTCGTACTGCCGACGTTTAACCGCGTCGAATGGGTGGGGGAGGCCATGCAGGGCCTATTAATGCAGACGATTAAGGACATTGAGCTGATCGTAGTTGATGACTGCTCAACTGACGGAACGGATGAGCTACTGCAATGGTTCGCATCAAAAGATAGTCGGGTGAAAGTCATTAAAAATGGGACGAATCAAGGAGCTGGCCAGTCTCGCAATATTGGCAACAATGTTGCTACTGCTGATCTTATCGGTGTGTGCGATTCTGATGATGTGTATCCCGATAATCGAGCTGAAGACACTCTGGAATTCTTCAAGGCGAACGAAGGCCCGATCATGATGACCGCGCCTTATGTTCGCGTGAATTATTTCGGCCAAAATACTGAAGACTTTAACGGGCTTCCGTTCGATGAGAAGCTATTCAAAGAAACAGGCGCGATCAATTATTTCTGTCATCCGGCGGCTGCCTACCGGAAATCGGACATTCTTGAAATTGGCGGCTATAAGCGTGAGACGGATACGATAACAGACGATTATCAATTGGTCAAAGACTGGATCGCGGCAGGGAAGAAGATCGGATTCGCAGGGGAGAATTACCTTTGTGGGCATCGCGTATTGCCTAACTCGATTATGGCGAAACAACGCGGATTCAGACCGGAGTGGGCAGCCTGATGCAAGACGATAAACTCAGAGACTGGGCCAAGGAATACCGTGAATACCCGGACACGCAACCGGAAGGATTCGCCACATTCCATCAGTCGCGTGTCCTGCCTATCGCCTATGAAATCCCTGAAGGGTCAAAGATTCTAGACATTGGCGCGAATTCCGGGGAATTCATGCGTTTGCTCAAAGAAAAGCGTGGTTGTGACGTCTACGGCGTCGATGTCAGCGATGTGGCAATTGCAGCGGCTAAAGAAAAGGGCCTCGATGTCATTAACTGCGACGCAACAAAGCTTCCCTTTGATAATGCCTCATTTGATGTCGTCGTCCTAATGGAGGTCTTGTCCCACCTGGCCGATGTTGACCCCGTCATAAAGGAAATTCGGCGTGTCTTGAAACCTACTGGGTTCCTCCTAGGGAGCGTTCCCCATGCCAACCTCGAGCGCTTCATCTGGGACGATAAGCGGATGCACCAACGCTATTACGAGGAGCCATCCCTTCGTGATGTCCTAGAGAAAGAATTTCCTTTCACCTTCATTCGCACCCTGAACGGGGCTCAATTCGCAGTTGCTATGGCCCCATCCTTTTTAGCGGATAAACCAGCGGAAATGCTTTTTAAGTGTGGGAGTACGGAGATTTCTGATTGGGAAGTTGATCAGCAAGCCTCGGCGCAGTTACGTGTATGGTTCGGGCCTACGCAGCTGATGGGGACTACCTATTACCGGATGTTGGGTTTCGCCGAGAAAATGGATAAGTCCGGATTGATCCAGGCGGCATACGAACGTGCCCCGTGGGATCAAATGGATGAGCGCACGCGGTCCTGGCAGGCACGGATTCGGAGCAAAGTCGTATTGAACCAGCTTGAAAACATTTTGCGTGTCGCCCATATCTCGGTATGGCAAATAACGGCAAGCCGAGATGTCCTTGCGTTCCTTCGTTGCGCGAGAGACCTAGCCCATGGCGCCTGGTACAAGGGAACGGGCGATAAAAAGGCGTTTGTCACTGAAATTGACGATGACCTTTTCGACGTGCCAAGTGGAAATGTCGCTTCAAATCCCTACCAGCCTAATTCCGAGGCTGAATGGGTAGCGCAAAAGCAAATCGAGCTATCAGATGCCCTTATCTGCTCGACTCAATTCCTCTTGGACAAGATGCAGGCCATGTTCCCCGGGAAGCCTGTCTTTTTGATCCCAAACAGCCTTGATTTCGACATCTGGGATAACGTTGAGGCCCCGGATATCGACTTCCCGAAAAAAGAGGAAGGATGGCTTAGAATCGGGTATACCGGCTGCTCAAACCATCGAAAAGATCTGGAAATGATCCGCGAGCCGCTTTGCGCGATTCTTCAAGAATTCCCGAAGGTGCAATTCCTATTCACTCCACAACCGGAACCGGGCGGCATCTTCATGGGCTGGGAAGGCGTCCCGAATATGGGGCTTGTACAGAAGTGGGTGAACATCGATAAATACCCGAATTTCTTAAAAGCCTGGGATCTTGATATCGGAATTGCACCGCTTCGAGATAGTGATTTCAACCGCGCGAAATCGAATCTTCGATGGCTTGAATATTCAGCACTACATATTCCGACGGTAGCAAGCCGCGTTTATCCGTTCCGCTACAGCATCAAAGACGATGAAGATGGCCTTATCTGCAACACCAGCCAGCAGTGGTATGACGCATTGAAGAGCCTTATTTTGGACGAGCAAAGACGCAAGACGATAGGGGAGGCTGCATATCAAAGGGTCCGGCGTGATTTCAACATGGACACGACCGCCCGAAGGTATGCCGAGATTCTATCGGAGATACGATGCAACGCGCAGACTTGGAAGCCGAAGTCGGACGCCTCCTCGGCGACCCAAATAACACCCGCTGGTCAACCAGCGTTATTGACCTCCGCTTAGACGCGGCGCAGCTAGACGTCCAGAAATGGACGAATGCGGTTAAGACGACGACTTCCTACACGCCTACGGCTAATGCTAGTGGCGTAACGGTCGGCGATACGGTCATTGATATCCTACGCGCGACCTACACGCTTCCCGACGGAACGGTACGCATTGAAGGCGCTGGATTCAACCCGATTAACCGCTATCAACTCGATTTTGAGCGTCCGAACTGGCCGAACGAAGACCCGGGCGAGCCCGTCCTCTGGACGTTTGACGCCTCTACCAAGCAGATCATCTTAATCCCGGCCCCGGATGCGGCCCATGCGGCGGTAGCCGGCGCTCTAAAGGCTCTTGAAGTCCGGCAGCCAACTGCCCTTTCTACGGGATCATCTACTAGCGTTCCATTTGATTCCAACGCGCTAATGGTGCCGTATCACCGCGCCCTCATTTATTGGACGGTTTCGGAATGCTTGAAAGACAATCAAGACTCCGACAGCCTGTCAAAGGCCAAATACTTCCGATCAAACGATCTTGACAAGCCTGGAGAATACGAAAAGGAAATCCGGCAGATACTCATGAAGTTTGATGTGCCAGAAGGCATTCCAGCGAAGGTTCAATGGAAATCGACTGGCGGCCGCCTGGGATCGCCTGGGCAATTATCAAAGAGCAATCCGCTGGGGTTTAGTTGAAACTTAAATCCCTCATTGTCCTATTAGCTCTCGCTGGCTGCGCGCATGGAGCAGACACGCCATTTACGCAAGCCGTCGGTCCTTTCGGTGGCCTGAATACGAACATCAGCCAAGAAGCCTTGGACTCCACGCAATCGCCCGACTTGCTGAACGTAGATATCAGCCCCGGCGGTAAATCCGTTAAGAAGCGTCAAGGGTATGGTTTAGATGCGACTCTCACCATTTCGACCAGCGCTGTACATAACCTCTATAAATTCTTCGATGCAAGCGGTAATGAAGTTCGCCTAGCCTTCAATGATAATCGCGTCTCCTCAAGCGTCAATGGCGCGGCATGGTCTGTCATTCTGACGACTGGAACTGCCGGTGCGACATGGGACTGCACAGACTATCTTGGGTATGCCTATTGTGTTTCATCTTCATTTGACTACCCGATAAAGACGAATGGCACGACCGCCGGAACGACCGGCGTAGGTGGGACAAACGGAGTGCCTTCGGGCTCTCTTATTTCAAATTCAGGCGACAGGCTTCTTGTTGGCGCTACAGCCGCCAACCCTAGCCGCCTTTACTATTCGCAATCGGCTGTTTTTACGAATTTCACTTTGGGTATTCAGCCATCCGATTCATCGTTCGAGGATATTGTCGCGCCAGGTTCAAAGTTGACTCATTTGGCTTATCGCTTTGGGCGTTGGTTATGGTGGAAGGATCAATCGTTCGGTTTTATCGTCGGCACGGGTCAATTCGATCTACAAATCATTACCGTCTCAAACACTATCGGGACTTTCGATAACACGGATGTTTTTGACGGGAATTACGTGTATTTCCGGGGATCTGACGGACAGATTTACACCTATGACGGATCGGTCCTTAGCCGCTCTATTTCTACTGATATCTCTCCGACATTGAAGGGTATTAATAGGCGCAAGGCGAATTCTTGGATACAGACGACGCAAGCAGATTTCCAAACTGGCATTTCAAGCCCAAGCGGATATGTCAGCACGTCAATCAGCCCAGGAGACGTGACCGTTTCTTCTTTCACCTTTTACGCCGACTCTCAAACCTGGAACGTTCCAAATAACGGATTTGAGCAGAATGGCGGAGCGTTCACCTCTACTATAACTTCATGGACAAATTCCGGGTATACGGGAGGGATTACTGTGCAAAATCACCTTCCGTCGGATTCAAATTGCGGATCAATAGCGCCAAGAACTGGAAGTTATTTTCTTGCTTTAAGTACAAGCACAAGTTTTCAATCGCCATTCTTTACAATCAAACTGATAGACGCAAATGATGGGAGTACCCTCTATACACAAGATGAAGTTTACACAAAGCATTGCTCCTGGGTTCAGGACAGCCTTAATACTTCAACATTGGCCAATGGGAAATCCGTAAAACTTCGTTTTGAACTAGCTAATGGCAATTCGGTAGTTACATCTTCCTCATTTACCTTGGGTGATATCGGGACTGCGCTTAGTTTTTATCTGCTCGAGACGCAGGGCCCTAGCTCTACGGAGGTTGCTGTAGACGATACCTTTAACGGAGAAACTTTATTTTATTCAACCGGATCAATTTCAACAGGGTATGCACAGTCTTATGGATACAGCTCGACGGTCGGAACATCATCTGTAACAGTTCAGGAATCGACAAATAACGTAACAGGACCATGGACAACGGTTTTAACATCGACAGGAACAAGTGGATTTTTCAATCAACCATATATACGCTTCGTCTCATCCTTTACAAGATCAGCGTCTGATTCGGCGGGGACCGATTTAAAGTCCGTAACTCTGAATTTCATAACGACGGGCACATACCTATCTGCCGTCGAGAATGCACCTAACCTGACATCTTGGAATACAGTCAGCATCAATGATGTTTCTGGAAGCTCGATTACCTATTTTACCCGCTCTTCAACAAGTCCTTTTTCCATAGCATCGTCTACGCCATCATGGGTATCTCAGGCAAAAAACGCCACTGTATCAGCATCTACGGGAACATATTTCCAACTTAAAGCGGAATTCTCCGTTCTTTCTGCTACATCGCCTCCGACGCTTAACGACTTTACATTCAACTGGTACGAAGGCGCTGCCTCCGACAAGATGTATGCGACATACTTCAACAATGGCATATGGTTCTCACTTTCACTGGGCACATCGGCCACCAATAACCGCATCTTCCGATACGACCTTCTGTCTAATCTTTGGACGCTTTACGACATCCCGTCGAATGGGTTTGCGACCTATAACAATGGCCTTTATTTTGGCGATCCTTCCGCTGGAAATATTTACCAATTCGGGAATAGCGTCACCTCCGACAACGGATCCGCGATCAACGCCTACTGGAAGTCTAAGGCATTCTTCGGCGACAGCCCTTTTTCCGATAAAGACTTAAGACTAGCGTCCTGGTATATCGGCGCATCATCGGGAACCACGCTTAACCTCACCTATACGCTTGACGAAAGCTCGACGATAGCTAAGAGCATCAATCTTTTCGATTCTCGACGTAACGTCATCCAAAGCAACTGGAATTTCCCGATGGGCTCTATTGCGACCAACTTCAACGCACAGTTTGGTGACAACTCGACGAATCCTGGATGGGAAGTGTTTGGCGGTGTTATTAATGGCGTTTCTCGTCCATGGAGAGTCTACCCATGAAGATATCTCTTCTCGTGATTCTCTTTCCGGCGCTCTGTTTCGCATCGGGACCAAAATATGTGGGCAGCCATACGGACCCACAGGTATATCAGGAATTCCAGAACGTTTACCATGACGTTCCAAATCGGAACACGACACCAACTATTTATATAGGCGCTGGAGCACCATCAATTTCATCCCAAATAGTCGGAGATATTTACGTGAGCACTACGACGAGCAAGGTGTATATTTCGACGGCAGCGGCCTCTAGTTCTGGCTGGGCCGTTTTGAACTAGGAGATTTTAATGTTTGATCCCACTGACGGCTCAAGCCCATTAGGCGCAGACCCATACGAGAAATATCAGTACAGCAGCTCGAACGTGCCAGACTTTGTGCGTGCGGGGAGTACCGAGGCCCAAGGTCAACAGGCATGGAACGATTTTGTTAAAGAATTCGGAAGAAATCCGACTCAAAACGAGTTAGACATGTTGACCGGGGCCTATGCAACATCTGACCCGAATAGGACGAACCCGGCACAAGGAAAACAGGCCATTGCCCAGTATTATCAAAGCCTCGCCAATACCCCGGCGAACATTTATGCGGCGCAACAGAAGCAATGGGCAGCGGCCGCTCCGCAGCATTATGATTCGGTCAATCAGATAACGCAGTCGCTGCTAGGCCGTAAGGCTACCCAAGACGAACTTGACCATTACGGAACCTTAATTGCTTCCGGCCAGGCCGATCCCTATCAAATCCAGCAGTTTGTCCAGGCTACGCCGGAATATCAAAACGCCCAGGATACGCAGTTTCGACAGGGCGTCGATACTCAACTTCAAAAATCGGATAGCGATTTTTTCAATACGCAGAAGGGGAACATCGCGCAGCAATACGCGCAGATGGGGCGAGCGACATCCCCCGCTCTCGACGTGGCCCTAACGCAACTCGCCTCACAGCTAAACAGCAACCGCCAAAGCTATTTGGCGCAACTTTCGGCAAGCCAATACGGGGGCAATAAACAGGCTGCTCTGGGTAACTATGAGAACACGCAAAATCAAGTGCAGGGGCAGATTAACCAAAACACGCAGGGCATTTATGGGGCGAATCAGGCCCTTAATACGCGTCTGAACAATATCACCGACTACAACACGCAGGCGACCGCCTGGCAGAACGGCATGAACCAATACGGTAATAAGGGGCCAGGGGCACTTGATTATTTAAATGCGGCATTTAATGGGGTTAGCGCAGGGGCAAAAGCCTATGCGGCTGGCAAATAGGAGATACCATGGCACTTCAATTCCAAGCACCATTCCAAATTAACCCCTACGCGGAAACGCCTAAGCAGCGTAGTCTTGCGGCTCTTAATCAGACGATTAGCGGGATCGGGAATGATGCCCTCCAGTATAGCCAACAACAGAAGCAGAACAAGATCCAGCAGGCAATGCTAGATCTTCAAAAGGCAAAGGATACGCGCGAGCAGCGCGAGTCTGACTTTGAGTACGGCCCCGCTGGTTATGAAGACCCGACTACTCAGCAAAGCGTGCCCGGCGCACCGCCCTCACAAAGCATGGCCTCACGGCCAGGCACCGCAGCCCCGATGCCTTCCGGTTCCCTGCAATTAGGAACCACTGGCCCGCAGCCGAACTACTCGCTCGCTTCAGGCCAAGACGCCTACGCCCCGTCGGACGGTAGTACGCCAATGCCGATTGACCATGCCTCGCACTTCATGAATTGGAAATCGATGGGAATGCCGCAGACATATGACCATCCTGATTATGGTGGGACCGGACAGGCGATGGGTGCCGCTCGCCCTAATCCTCTTGGAAATTTTGACATGAATTCCATTATGACCCTGCCTGGCTCGAAGCGCCGCGCTGAAGCTATGTCTCTATTCAAAGACCAGGGCACCGCGCGTCTACAAGAATCAGAAATAAATAAAAACAACGCGACAGCAAGTTTCTACAAAAACTACAAAGGCCCTGCCCTTGATGCGAGCATCGGAACGAAAGAGGAACAGCATCAAGACAAACTGGAAGAGGATTATCGGAAGGCCCTGCAAGGCGTTCGCGGCGATCCGTCAATTGCGCGTGCCGAGCTACAAAGGGATGCGGCCATCATTGCCTACAACCGCATTTCAGAAATTGAAAGAACTGGAAAGCCAATGAACCCCATCGATTACGTTGACATCCTCGGCCAGGTCTATAAGGCGCGGACAGGATCAGCGCCGACTAATGAAGTGCTTGAAACCGCAAGACAAAAGACGGCGCAGGGGAAGATGGGCGAAGTTTATACCTACTTCACTGGCAATCAGGCTCCCGCAACCTCGCAGGACATTCAAAACAGCTTGAAAGATATGGCGGCGAGTATGGGAGCGCAAGCGGATAAATTGCATGAAGGCTACATGAATGCCCGCATAAAACCACCGACAAGCCTATCGTCAGATAGAGCTTCAAGAGTGAAGTCGGAGCGCGGTATGAGTTTTGCGGAAGCGACGGGATATCAACCACCACGGGGCGGAGAGCAGAACTTTTCGCAAACTGCCACAGATTCAAGCGGTCGAAAGGTAGGCTGGAACGGCCGGCAATGGGTGCCGATACAGTGAGCGATACTAATACGATCCCGCCACCGCCTCCCGGTTTTACGTTAGATCAGAATACTGATTCTGGCAATGTCCCGCCGCCGCCTCCGGGGTATACGTTGGACCAAAATACTGGCAATCAGCCGCAAGGGAAACCGCAAGACTGGGCCTCAAAGATTTATACCCCAGTCATCGAAGGCGGCGCAATGATGGTCGGTGGCGCGGGCGCTGCCGCATTAACAGCCGGAAATCCTATAGCCGCAGCTGCCGGTGGCGCTGCCATGTACCCTCCAGCCAAGCGATTCGCCGCATCTATAGATCAAATGCGCGGCATTGATAACCCGCTTAATCAGCCGAAATCTCTTTCCGATCAGTCAAAAGACGTTGCGTCTGATTTCGGGGAAGGTATGCAAGTCGAAGCAGGTGGTCAAGCAACGGGTGCGGTATTAAATGCGGCAACTCGGGCAGTGTCTCCATATCTGGCCAAGGCAGCAGATTCGGCGGCTATGAGATTAGGCCGCAGATCCCTTGGATTCACGAAGAGGTTTTTAGGTGATGAGGGTAATGAAATAAATGCGGAGAGTGCTGTGCGCACAGCATATGACAAGGGGATTATTTCGCCAATGGCAGATGCCGAAGAAATGCGACGGCGAACGCACGTGCTTCAGGGCTCCTCTGGGCAGCAGATCGGCCAAATACTTGATGAAGCAAACACCCCACCTCCGCAACTGGCAGCACAGCCTAAGCCAAAGCAGATATTTGCGCTTCCTTCTCCTAAATCGACTCCTCCTTCAATAGGCCCGGAGAATGTGGCGACGACGATTAATGTGCCGTCTTATGGTGGTTCTTCAAATTACGAATATAAAGCCGCAGGAGAAGGACCCCAATATATAAGTAATGACGGTCCCTTGAGTCATCCCGTAAACCGCCCTGAAGTCTTCAATAAGTCTGCACTAGATGACGTTCGTAGTGGCCGCCAGGGATCGGATATTCCAACGCCGACAAGGGTTATGACACCGCCACCCCGAGAAGAATGGCTCTTTGATCCGCGAAGCGCAATTCAAGACATTCAAAATCTAAGACCGACTACAAAAAGCGGCCAGGTTCTACGTGGCGGCGATTATGACGCACAGCACGCAATAATAGACAATGCCATTAATACTATTAGGGCGCATGGGGAACGTCCCTTATCGTGGGATGAGGCCAACAGATTAAAGGGTAATCTACAAGGGCTTGTAAATTACGATTCGACGAAATCAAGCAACGTCAATAGCCTTAAAAAGAAAATAGCCTCTACCTTCCTGCGAAATCTTGATTCGCAACTCGACACATCCTTAGCAGCAAAAGGATCGAGCGCCTCCATATTTAAAGGTGCAAAGAAGGCATATGGCGATTCCGACGCAATACTGAAAGGATTACAGAACAAAATTTCGAGCGAGAAGGGAAACAACGCCATTTCCCTGACTGATTACTTAGCGGGCACCATTGGAGGGGCAGCCGGAAGTTCAGCGGGGCCTGTTGGTGGTGCGGCTGGCGCTCTTGGCTCAATGGCAGCTAAAAAAGCCGTCCAGCGCTATGGAGTTAATACTGCGGGATCGATTTTTAACAATGCTTCAAAGGCATTAAATAGAGCTGAAAATATTCCGTTATCAGGGCCTACGCTTGATTTAGGACGAGCAATAGCGGCTTTTAAGAAAGTCGGTGACCTTACAAAAGAAAAAGCGAAGGAATATTTAAGGGCAGCAAATGGCGATAAAAGTGAAGCGCGCCGTTTGGCGGCTGCTGACGGATGGTCTTTTTAGTAATGAATATCGAAAGCTGTTTTAAAAAACTGAATGTAAAAAACGACGGGCACCATTTCGGAATATCTTCCGAAAGGTCTCCAAAGACTAAAAGTAAGGGCAAACGCCAAATAAAAAATGGAAAGCCCTATTCTTTTTTTGAGGAATCTATTCATGCCAGTGTTTTATTTCTGCTCGTCAGGATTGTAGGTAATGACTGTCCCAAAAACGGTAGTCCTAGATTCCCGATAAATCGGAAACCAACAACTTGGGAAACAAAAGAAATGACGATCCACAAAGACATTCGCCATAGTCGCGCTCGTCAGATGCGCCTTATCTCTTGCATTTTTAACCGCTTCGGCAAGAGAATCGTCGCCGGTCATCAGTATGCCAAGGAAGTAATTTGCGCTGCTTTCTCCCGCCCCAATAGCGACTGCATGTTCTTTTGGCCCGAGTTGCATGGGCGCAACCAGCATCGGTTTTGTATAGGTGCAGCCTGATATGAAAACCAACAATAGCGCCGCCCATCTCGACATGGTTCCTTTATACCGCCTTCCCGCCCTCCTGGCAATAGGGCTTCGTCCCATTCTAGGCATCCGAAAGGCCCAACATGTTTAAAACACTTCCAAAAGAGCCTAAAAAGCCGTTTTTGGAGTCGCCCAAACAGGACATCTTCGACAAGATCGAACTTGATGTCCTCAAGCCGTATGTGGCACCCCCTCGCGTAGAAGTTCAACTCACGGACGAAATCCGGGCGATTATTCGAGCGCAGGTTGCCGCCGAGGTGGCGGAAGCAGCCAAAACATTAAAGCCTGAAACCAAGATCATCGAGAAGACCATCAAGATGCCGGAAAAGGTTGTGGTCAAGGAATTTGTCGACAAATCAGCCGAGATATTAAGGGAAGCCGAAAAGCGGATCAAGAAAGAGATCGACGCCCTCGATAAAAGCGGACGATTCGGGCCGATTGTTGTCCCATCGGCAATCCCGAACCAATCCGGCCAGGGCGGGAAGATCCTTTCGACGGATGGTAGTAATGCTAAATGGATCACAAACCCAGGGGGCGGTGGCGGCAGCTCGTCAGATGTTTATGTCCCCAACAATGTGACTACGGTTCGCACATTCGATGCAACGCTAACGTCACTAGACGAAATAGCCAATGTGATTGGGAGTCTGATTCAAAGTTTACAGGGAGCAGGGATTATTAAGTAACAGAAACATCAATTTAACCGTTGGGCCTAATTAACCCTTAACGCTACTTAGAGGCGACGGTAAACACCCAGATCTAGGCGGGAATTGGAGTCCGAAAGGACTTTGGTTCTCGCCTATTTTTTGGGGCTCGAAAAAGGGATTTATGAAAATTAAACTTGCACTTCTTATATCGATGGTTTCGGTTTCAGCATTCGCAGACCGCCTGGGCTCTTTAAGATCAAGCGCCGATGTTCTTTTAACAACCCAGGCTCTTTCTGCTTCGACTATTTCTGTTTATCCCGCTTCATCTACAGCCTCTTTTCCCTTTGGTTATGCAGCCTCTACAGCTACATACGGTAATGCCTCAAGCACATCCTTCGGCAACCATCCATATACGGTATTCAGTGCATCCGGCACATCACAGGCGATTGAGATCAATCTAAACGGTCAACCTTCAGGCGGCGTACAAAATGATGTTGGCGGCCTTACGGTCAATGCGCTAGGCCCCGGCGGCCCTGCGGTCGATATGGTCGTTATCCATAGCAGCTATCCAAGCTCTCAGGCTGGATCGGCCATGCTTTCTCTTATCAATGACAACCCGAACCGAAACGACCCAATGGCGTGGTTTCATCGTGTCAACAATGATTCTTCGCCAGAAATGCGTTGGGATAGCCCGAGCCCGAATATGGAGCTGGTGAATACGTCAACCGATAATGCTCATGGTCTTGGGAAATGGGAGCCTTTTGCAATTGCGAATCACGGCATTGATTTACAATGTGGCTCAAACCGCGCCTACGATAACTCGACGTTTGAAAACCTTTGTTATGAGCACCCACTTTCAAGATCGGACATCCAGCCTTCCGGGATGTGGCTCAACGCTCAATCTCTCGCCAATGATTCCGGGATCTTAACGTCGAGCGATACCTCAGTCTTTGGCTGGCAGACGCAAAATAACCATTTAATCAGTTTGACAGCTCCTTTAAATCCTACGGCCTCATGGACTTTCGCGTTGCCGAGCACGCCTAATAACTCGGGACAGGTTTTGTATCAGGCCAATAACGGGCGCGGTAATAACAACAATGCTCGCCAATGGGAGTTTACGACGGGTGGCGCAACGAATGACATCCTATCATTCAATTCTGGATCAGCCCCTACTTGGACCCATGCTCCAACCCTAAGCACGGTTACTCTCACAGGTCAACTTGTGCTTAAAGATGGAACGGTCATAACATCGACTTCGACGCTTGGGGGTAGCGGTGGTGGTTCTGGCATAGTTTCGCCAGGTACGTTTACATGGACGAATACGCAGGGTGGCATTAACGTCAGCACCATAACAGCATCGTCATCCACTATTAATGGCCAATTAACAATTAACTCGCAGCATGCTACGCCGGGAGCTGGACCTACAACGGCAAACCTGATTCTTTTCGGCAATCAAGGCACAGATAATGCCTTGGAGTTTGAAGATCCTGACCAACTTAGCTTTTCAACTAATCCTATTGTTGGGCTAAGGAAGAAGTTTGGTACCTTCACAATCGGGGCAAAGTCTATAACGGGAGACTATCCCGGCGGTCTAACATTAGATTTTACGCCTGGTTCTACCTCGGGGAAGTTTACCTCCGCATTTTCGTCTAATAAATTAAATGGAACTTTAGAAACAGTAAGTTACGCAAATTTTGATTCTTCGGCATCTATTACCGGGGCTGGTGGACTTGGCATTACCTATGGGATTACGGCATCGACGGCACTATTCAGCGGTCCCCAAAACTCAACATTCACATATGGCGTAACGGCTGGCAGTATCACGCTTCAAAATCAAACCAATACGGCCGTCGTGTTCATGAATGGAAGCCAATTGGCGACAAGTTCTATTTTCGAATGGAATGGAACGACGCTAACAGCCCGAGGTGTTCAGGCAGGAACGATCACCGCGAGCGGGTATATCACTAGCGCCTATGGGGTTTCTGCCGGAAGCGCCACAATCGGAAGTGGCGGCATATACATGTCAAGTTCGACCGCCAGTTTCGTTACCTATATAGACTCTAACTCTTCGACAGCACAGACGATTGATTGGACAACCGGGAATATCCATTATTCGCGTTTGACGGGGAATGTGACCTATACATTTACGGCCCCCCCACATTCCGCGCACCTCGTTCTACATATCGATAGTGGCGACGGCACTCATACGGTCACATGGCCCGCCGCAGTTCATTGGGGAACACTGGGCGCGCCGACACTAGCCACTTCGGCAAATAAGATCGATATGGTTTTCTGCGACTGGTTAGAGGAGAAAAGTTTTTATGCGTGTGCTGGCGCTGCGGGGGCAACGGGCTCGTTCTAATGCGAAGACTAGCCTTCATCGCCTTCATATTCCTAGCCCAAGCGTCCTGGGCCGCCTTCAGCTATTCGCGAGCAATTACCATTTGCAATAACTCGAAGTGCCCATCCAACCAAACAGACTTCACTGTGTTGGTTTGCGCGAATGGAACGCTTGGGAATGGCAACTCCTGCCAAACCGTCGCGGGGCTTAATCAATCAGGCGGTGGCGCACACGTTCAAAATGCGAATGGCTATGACATCACCTTTTGGTCAAATTCCAATTGTACGGGGGCGATGAATTGGGAAGTTGAAAGCTATACGGCATCAACGGGCGTATTGTATGCGTGGGTAAAAATACCGTCCCTTTTGGCGGCTGGGAACACAATTTATATGTGTTACGGCGATTCCAGTATTTCTTCGTTTCAGGGCGGTTCGACTGGCTCGAATTTTGATGCCTCGTCGAAGGTTGTCTATCACATGGCCGATTCCGGGAGCACATTAACGGATTCAACTGCTAATGGAAATAATGCAACTAAGAAAAGCTCGACGGCCCCAAGCCTTACATCTTCCGGATTCATACATGACGCGCAAGTTTTCGCTGGGACGGCCAATACGACAAGCAACGATTACGCGACTTTCCCGGCTTCGGTTCCGAACGCTAATACTTGGACTATTGAGTGGTGGGGGAACCAAAACATAAATCCTCCCCATACCGCTGGGCTGAGCACTGTTTTTTTCCAGCATACCTCGCAAAATATCGGCGCAGGATACAACTGGTTCCCCACTGGAACTTTGAAATGGCGCAACGACTTTAACACGGGACAGACACCTACGGCATCAGGAACGGCCAGTCCAGGATCATGGCATCACATTGTTTTCGTTAGAAATGGCGACAGCATGAATATCTATCTTGATGGAACAGCCGGGACGGCACAAACGGGTTTTGGCACGAGTAGTGATTCATTTTTAGGGCTTGGATTCAGTGGATCGCCAACGACTGTTTGGGATACCGTTAATGGGTATCTGGACGAAATTAGGTTAAGTAACACAGTCCGTTCCACCGATTGGATAACCATCGAATACAACACCACGGTAGCCCCCGCTAGCTTTGAAACCTTCGGATCAGAAACGTCTTTAAGCACCGCAGTACCCGCACTATTCTTCGGATCGGAGATGTAATGGACGAACATAAACGTAAATCAGACGACGTTGTTGACCGACTCGAAGGAAAGATCGACAAGATTTATGAATTCCTGATTGGGGATGGGAGCCAGGCGTCCCCCGGGCTTTTAACTCGCGTTGATCGCATTGAACAACTCGAAGAAAGCCGAAAGATGCACAGAGGGGTCATTTACACGTCTTTGATGGGACTCGCAGCCGAACGTGTTTGGCATTGGTTCACAGGTCGATGACATGTCCGCGATGCCAAAAGCAGATGATTTTATTCATCAATGAGCCTATGGGGCAGACTTACGAATGTGCTTGTGGCGCGCGGCTTGAGGTTCCCTTTGGGGACCATATCGTTAGGAACGGGATATAGAAGCATGAGAAACCAACTGACGCTCATTGAGGCGGTCCTTGATACTTACGACCGCCCAGATTTAACGCCGCGGCCGGATGGCACTACATTCTGTAATGTCGCGGTCGCGGCGGTCGCTTCCGCTATGGGATGCGGGGACCTAAACGGGAAGACAGCTGATCAAATGGTGTCGTTCCTTGATTCAAGTACCGATTGGTCGGATGTCCCAATGGAGAAGGCGCAGGACATGGCGAATCAAGGCTCGCTCTTGGTTGCTGGTCTTGATTCCAAGGCGCTTAATCAGGCGCACGGGCATGTCGCCGTCATCCGGCCCGGTAAGGTCTGCTACAGCGGGAAATGGGGAGCGACTCCGCGTGTGCTGAACATTGGGGCCGAGAACTTTATTGCGCGAGCAAAGCGCGGTGTCATGACCAATTTGGCCGTAGGTCTTAATGAGGCGTTCGCGCCCCCGCCGAAAATCTGGGTTTGGAGGCCTTCGCTCTAATGTGGATTCCTCAATTCATTATCGATTTCGCTGCAAAGCAGGTAGGAAGTGAAATTAAAAAAGAGATTACCCCTAAGGAGGGTTCTATGGAAACGACGCCCTGGTACAAGACGCCGAGCACGCTGACGCATATCTTTGCAGGCCTGATTACGGTTACGACCGTTGCGGCCGGAATTTACACGGGAGATTTTGGGGGCCATGTGCCGGATCTCTTGCTCAAGATCGGCGGATTCGTTCTGACCGTGGCTCATGCAGTCGGGATCTACGACAACCACGCAAACCAATGATTGAAAACCGAGGCGATGCGCGCGGGTGGTGGCCTTTGCCGCCGCCTGCGCCATCCGTGGCCAAGAAGCCGAAGCCGGGACACACGAAGTATTCAGGGCGACACGTGCTCTCGGAAGGCAAGCGGTACTGGAAGCTATTCAGCGTCAAAATCAGGCAGTTTAACCAACGACAGGCGTTTTGACTTGGCACTTGCTCCAAAATAGTTCCACGTGGAACAATGTATCAGACGTAAAAGCCGACGTTATCACCTGTTTCGTAAACAGGTGGTCGGCGGTTCGAGCCCGCTCCCCGGCTAATTTCTTCCACCGTCTTAGGGCGAGCTAAGGCTAGTTTACCGTCAGAAAACTCGCACAGCGGACCACATTCCATATATTCCAGGATTTCCGCGTAATCACAAGAAAAGCATATGTTTTACTTATTGTGCTCCAAAAATGCTCCAAATATCGGGGTTATTGCAGCCTGAATTTCTTCATGCCCTGGGTGAGATCTTCCGTGTCGAAGTGTGCATACGTTTCAAGGCTCGCCATATCGCGGTGTCCCATGACGTCCCGCAGCTGTCCGTGATCGCCAGCGCGGCTCTTGAAGTAGCTCCGCGCGAAGCTATGGCGTAGATCATGGAAGCGGACTCGTCCCAGCCCCGACCGCGCTACAGCGCGCTGGCGCGCCGTGCCGAGGCGATTTACCGACCATCCGTGGAAGATACTGCCTGAACGCCTAGAGCTGCGCTTGCCGAGAATTCGCTGCATATTTGGAGGGATGGGGACAGATCGTTGAAGGTGTTTCTTTGCATGGGGGATAAATAGGACCCAGTTTTCATCAAGATGGTCCCAGCGCGCGCGCAGCACCTCGCCGGCGCGCATCCCGGTATAAAGACCAAAAAGTACAAGCTTGCGAAGTTCCCGAGTTCCGCACGCGCGTAATAGTTGGGCTGCTTCATTGCGCCGAAGAAATCGTTTTGGGCTTATGTCTCGGCCGATCTTGATCCCCTTGAACGGTGAAATTGAGAGCCACCCGCGCTCTACGCAATACTCGCAGAACGTGCGCAACGTCCGTAGCTTAATGCTTATACCTGGAGGAGTGTAGCGGATCATCTTGGGCGTGCCATCGCTGTTTTTCCCACCGCGTGTGTACATAAATGTTCCGTTTTGCATTGCGATGCGCCACGCATCGATTACGTCGCCGGTTAGGTCGCCTAGCTTTTCCATTTGACAAAACCGCATCAGGGCGCGAAGAGACTCGCGATAAGTATCCCGTGTCTTTGGATTTTTCGGAGTTGATGCCCAAGTCTCAATAGCGACTGAAATGGAACGAGATGGAGTGGAAATGCCTGCGCTTTGGCGTGCGAGGTTATCTTCGTATTGGCGCTTAATCTCTTTTGCTGTTTCTCTGAAGACCCCGGCGTCTTTTACAACAGTAACAGGCTTCTTTTTTACGCGATCACGGACACGGAAATGCTTCGTGCCATCTTTAGCTTTGTAGGAATCGAGCCAAGCCACAGATTAACGGTGATACCAAATGTCGGATGCGATGAGGCCAGCCAGGATGCCCATCACAAACCAAATCTTTCTCGAAAGATATTCGTCACTCATTTAGATTTATCGTCGACATACTTGATAAGTGTTCCGAATATGCGGACATTGTTCATTGGCATGCAGGATAGAACGCCCCAAGTATTCGTGCAGGATTCCTCCTGATCGATGAAGACGTTCACCATCGTATCGGCTCCCGTCTTGCCGATAGCATTATTGATTGCAGCCAATAAAGATTCTCCTTCTCCCGCAGCCGTGCCAATGACTTTTTCTTTTGGTCCGACGCTCATTGGGGGCACCAATCGCGGAGAGTAATGAATTTCCGCACAACCGCTTAAGGCCGCAATAAGAATAAAAACTGATTTCTTTACGTGTTTCATTGTTCAGCCCCTATAAACCTGAAATATATTTTCATCCATTCCCCGATGACAACCATGTAAAGCAACGTTAAGCAAAACCCTTACCCCATTGTCACGAAATGCAATTCCTGTTAGACTGGCGCATACTTTTTGATGGGAAAGTACCAGGCGAATATTTACCGTGGGAAGGACTAGGGCCTTCAAACTTGGAAGCACGGGAGAAGCGCGCACCCACTCGGGGGGCGGCGACTTCTTCCGGATTTACTTCCAAGTTGCCGGAGGAAAGCACGTGCCCTCCTTCTTTTGCAAAAGTCGCCATACGAACGTATGATTCATTAGTCGTGAACATATTCCTATAAAGAGGGGCGCGGCATGGAAACCATCATCCTAGACATCAAAACAGCAGACGGAAAGATTATCCCGATTGAGTTTGATCACGAGGCTCTTTTGCAGCACCGCGACCGCGTCGCGGAGGCGCTGTCGATAATGCGCGCGGGACCCCGCCTTCAAGTCGTTTAATCTCGTAAGCCTCTAAAGCCAAAGTACGCAGCAGGGCCCCTTCTGCCAGGCCCCGCTTACCAGCTAGCCATTTAATCTTTTTTCTTTCCTCGTCGGAAAACCTGATCTGCAAAAGATTGTCCCGCATTTAATAATTTTCCCCTTGACATTTGTAATTACATATCACATACTTTAGATGTCGATAGTAATTACGTAGTGTGTCGTTAGGCAACACTAGTCTCAAGATAACAAAAAAGGAACGCGCAAAACCTTGAAAAAAAGATTCCTCACCGAAGTCCCGACCAACTCACTCGAAACCATTTTTGGCGGTTTGCGCACGGCGAAGCAATTCTCCGTCACCCGTAAAACCGGGTGGACCGCCGTCCTTTTGTTTGCCATTAGACAATCCTCGCAAAGGAAGGTTACAGGAATATGACAGATGGCGAAATCGTCTTGACTGCGCCGGAAGCGGCGGCGCTTCTAAAAATCTCTCTAAGCGCGGCTTACTCCTATGCGCAAAGAGGGATCCTTCCTGCATTTAAGGTAGCTGGTAACGTTCGCTTCCTAAAGAGCGATGTCTTGGCTCGAATCGATGAACTCCGAATGAAGGCCCGCGGGGGGAAAGCGCTCAAGGCTGCTTTTGTTGTTCTTGCCCTCGCCTTCCTATATAACGGCGCAGCTTTATACCTCTACCAGGACGCGCAAGGCTACCACGTCACCATTTCGGAGGTCTGCTAGATGACCGCCCTCCTAATCTCCGGAGCCGGGATCGTCATCTGCCTAGCGCTCATCTTCTGGGCAATGTGCCACGTGGGCGCCCGCGAAGACCGGAAGCGGCAGGACTTGGCATTCATTGCAAAGCAAAACGAGCTGATGCGCCGAGCGCTTGAGAGGAATAACCCATGACCGAAAAAGACCTTCGCCCCGCTGGAATCGTGTGGTTGTTATGGATCGAACAGGTTGCCGTAGAGGAAGACGCTGAAATTCTTGAGCCGGTTTACTTGGAGGCCGCCTAATATGAAATCCGACTTCCGCACCCGCAATTATTCAAGCCTGGTGTTCCGTGGCCTCCGCGATCGCTTCCATAAAGCGAAGTTCGGCTATCAGATGCTTTTCATCTTAAGCGCGATGTGGGATGCCACCGAATTACCGATGAGGCCCACGCGATGAGAGTCCGCGAATATGCCGATACCCAATGGGACGAAGCCCTTGTGCAATCGGTGCGCGACAACATCACCGAGATTAAGTGCCCGATGATTTTTACCGCGGTGGAGTGCCTGCGAATTATGGATCGGATAGAGCTAGGGGCCCATCTGGCCGAGTTCCACCCCGAGGAGTCGCAGGATGTGGATTACCACTTTAAGCAAGAGGAAATGAAGTATCTGGAAGGCCGACGGTACAACGACCGGCACGAAGCAGCATAACCCTGGGGAGACAAAACAACATGGAAATCACAGCAGCTGTACTTAAAGAGCCGGAAATAAAGCGAAGCCACTACCTTGGTGGCACCGACTGCGCCGCCATCTTGGGCCTATCGCGCTGGAAAACTCCGCTTCAAGTGTGGGGGGAAAAGACTGGGCTGATCGAGCCCGAGGACATTTCGGATCGGTTGGCCGTGAAACTGGGCAACCGTTTAGAGCAAGCCGTCGCGGAACTATTCACCGAAGAGACGGGCTTAAAGGTTCGTCGCGTGAATGAGCCCATCTTTGACCGGGAATATCCGTTCTTGGGCGGCCGCATTGACCGGCGCGTGGTCGGCGAAAACTCCATCGTTGAGTGCAAGACGACCTCGGCATGGAAGGCCAAGGAATGGGAAAGCGCCGAGATCCCGCACGAGTACATCCTTCAAGTCATGCACTACCTCATGGTGACGGGCGCGGACAAGGCGTATATCGCGGTCCTCATCGGAAACCAGGACTTCAAATGGAAAGAGGTTCTGCGCGACGAGGCATTAATCGCCGACATTAAGGCCCGAGAGATTGCGTTCTGGAAGGGCTTTGTCGAGACGAAGATCATGCCCGCGCAGATCAACAAGCGGGATGCGGAAACGCTTTATTCCTTGTACCCGGTAGCCGCCGAAGGGATCACGGTCAATCTGACCGATGAAGCCGTGCGCTTGATCGAAAGCCGGAACGCCCTGATCCAAGACAAGATCGGGCTTGAGGGCATGATCGACCAGCACGAGAACGAGATAAAGGCTCTTTTGAAAGACGCCGAAACAGGATTGGCCGGCAAGTGGAAGGTGACTTGGAAGAACCAGGAAACCAACCGCTTCGACACCACGCGCTTTAAGGCAGAAGATCCCTTCACCTACAACAAATTCATCAAGACCACGGAAACGCGGGTCTTGAGAATCAAGGAGGCCGCGTAATCATGGCTACCGTCGATACTATCAAAGCCGTCGTTTCAAACGGCACTGCACTACAAAAACAGGACAAACTGGAAACCCTCCTATCGCAGATGAACATCCGAAAACGCTTCGAGGAAATCCTTGGAGCCAAGGCTCCGGGGTTTATTTCGAGCATCATTTCGGCAGTCAACACGAACGATTCATTGAAAACGTGCGACCCGAAGACGGTCTTGGGTTCCGCTGTTGTCGCCGCGACATTAGACCTTCCCATTAACGGTAATTTGGGATTCGCCGCGATTGTGCCCTACAAGGGCCAAGCACAGTTCCAAATGATGTGGAAGGGGTTCGTGCAGCTCGGCATCCGCACCGCGCAGTATAAGACCATGCACACGTCCGACGTCTACCAGGACGAGTACAAGTCATGGAACCCCCTGACTGGCGTTTTCGAGACCACGGACCCCGAGACCTGGAAACAGCGGGACGCTGGCGAGACCGACAAAATCGTTGGCTACGTCGCCTATTTCCGACTCCTGAACGGGTTCGAGAAATACCTCTACATGACCGTCGCGCAGGTCAAACGACACGGCCAAAAGTATTCCAAGTCTTACAGCAACCCGAACAGCAAATGGCAGCAAGATTTCCAGGCTATGGCGCTAAAAACGCTCATCAAACTGCTCTTGAGCAAGTGGGGGATTCTATCCATCGAAATGCAAAAGGCGATCACGGTTGACCAAGCCGTGATTACGGACGCCGACAAGGGCGATGCTGGAATTGAATACGCGGATGCAAAGAACGCGCAGGACGCGGAAATCGTGCCGAATGAAAAAGTGGAGTCAGCCGCGCCGGTCATGTCCCAGGTCACCGGAAAGGAAATCGAGCTATGAGCGCCACATACGACGAATACAAAGGCAATCGCATGATCGTTCTGCGTCGGAGTGAAAACGATAAGTTCCCGTTTCAGTTCGGTCAAGCCAAGGCGAAACTCATCATGCAGCACATCGACGAAATCCGGCAGTTTGCTGAGATGGAGGAAAAGCCACGTGACTAGTCCAATCTGCCTCTGCGGCCACTCCAAAGACAAGCATGAGAACAAAACCGGCGATTGCCGAGGCGGCCTTTGCGGGTGCTATCGGTTTGAGGGGAAGCGATGAGCGACCAATCGCAGAACAGGCCGGAGTTCCCGTGGACTATAGAGCGAATACAGTACGGGGTGACAACTCGCTTTTGGGTAGTTAATGGCGAAAAACCAATAGCCGACTGCGAATCTTTGGAAATTGCCGAAGCGATAGTCCGCGATCATAACGCCCACGACGAATTGGTGGAGGCGCTCCTAAGGGCTTTACCTTATGTCGAATCCGCTCTGGACGATCAGGGATATAAATCAGGCGCAGTGGAGAATCGAGTTAAACAAATTAATGCCGCACTCGTTAATGCGGGTGCGCTATCGGAGCCCAAGTCATGAGCGAACGTGCCCTCATAGCCCTAACCCTCACGCTGAAGAAGATGGACGAACAGGCGAAGCGGGATTTGACGACTGCGCCGCATGAGATCTCCACAGCATGTTGGGATCAATGATTTCGGTCGCCTGCCAGCGTCCGGCAGTTGCCTACCGAAAGGCTACCCATGCGCTGGTTGGTGTCAGCGGCGCGGCAACTGCGAATTTTTTTTGTCATCAGAAGTTAACAGTTGTAAAGGACCTGTGACTATGACGCTTTACAGAGGGGAAAGGTAACAGGAATGGCCTGGATTGAAAGCCATGATGACGTCTGGGAGCACCATAAGACCATTCGCTTAAGCCGCGCTCTTGGGATTACAAAAGCCCAAGCCGTAGGACACCTCCATGCCCTATGGCATTTCACCCTACGAAACGCATGGCGGGATGCCGATTTAAGTGCGTGGGGAATTGAAGAAATTGAGCGCGTGACCTTTTGGGAAGGCGAAAAAGGTGTGTTCATTAATGCGCTTCAAGAGGTCGGATTTTTGGATGGTTTTACGGTTCATGGATGGCTAGAAAGAGCTGGTCGGCTCGTCGGAGATCGGCTACGTAATGAGAAACGCCGAAGACCGTACGTTAAACGTACGAAGACCGTACGTTCATTGGTGGCTACCGTACCCAACCCAACCCTACCGTACCCAACAGTACCAGACCCTACCAAACCAGAACATCTGGCGGCTGCGCCGCAACCCGAGCAATCGGCAAAGCCGTACCAAATACCGGACAAGACCAAAGACCCGTCTGGGCATTTGGTGATTGCGTACAAGCTGTTCAAGCAAATTGACCGTGAGGACCGATCCTGGGACAAGGTGCATTTCGCCAGGACGAAGAAATCAACCAAGGCGCTTATCGATGTGTGTGGGGGATATCAGCCGGCCTTTGACTGCATTGCCGATATTGCGTCGCAGATGGACGGCAAGGGACTGGATTGGACCATCGAAACCGTACTGAAGCATGCGCACGAATGGAAGCGTAAGAGGGGGATTCGCCGTGCTGAACTGGAAAATAACAAGAGCATTTTTGTGGGTTCAAAATCCGTCATTGGAATCACACCAACGCATCCGCGCGGGGGAGGCCTCATTACCTCCGGGTCGGCATTTACAGGGCTTCGAGGTCTGCCGCATGCTCAACCTGACGCCCCGCCCAGTGACGGAGGCGCAACTCAAGGTCATGGAGGGGCTGTATGAAGCCTTCCGTTGGGTGGCGTGGAAATTGCACAAGCCCGAAATCGTCGCGCCCTATGCCGAGTTCGATGGGAACGATTGGGACTTTATTCGTTCCGCGATTGAGTCTTGGATCGAAACTCACATCGAGGCTTGGTGCGACTATGCGACTAGGGAATATGAAGAACCTCTGGCCTCTCAAGCGCCACGCGACGACATGCGAAGCAAGGTAATGGGTGCTCTTGTATGACGCAGAAAGAACAGATCATTGACTCGTTCCGGCGCGCGGGCGGCCGCATGAATCTAGCACAGATCCTCGCGCAACCATGGGGATATGAGTTTCGCGCTCGCGCTACCGAGATGCGGAAATCTGGATTCAAGTTCATCTTCACGCGCGGAAGAACGCCATCTGAAAACATATACGAAATGTGGGAGCCCGTCGGCAATTTCAAGATGGAAGGCGACGGCCAGTTGGTTTTCGCGTGAGAGAATCCGCCGTCTTGCGAGAGTGCCTTTACGCCTTCAGCCATTACGGCTTTGACATTATTGAGTCCGGAATGATTCGTGCGGGTGGAAAGAATGGCGTGGTGTGGCGAAATAATACGGGCGCCGCTCGGATTGGTAAGCGGTTTATCCGGTTTGGCGTAGCCGGTATGCCTGATATCACGGGCGTCATGACTGGCGGACGCTTTGTGGCTTGTGAAGTGAAAACTACCATTGGCCGAGTTACGGCTCATCAGTCAGAAATGATCGCGCGTTTAATGCAATCTGGAGCCTTGGCCTTCGTTGCGCGAAGCTATGCGGATTGCGAAAACGCCTTAAAGGCAGCGGGGGTAACGCGGTGAAAAACGAACGCGGCCTATTCCCGATCGGTGGTGTGATCCTAATCGCGATCGCGGTGTACTTGGCCGGCGTCTATACCAAGCACAAAGCCCTGCGAGACGAGCAGTACGAACTGATGATGGACGACACGACGCATGTCATGAAATTGGCAAGAAAATAAAAGGGAGATGAAAATGAAAAAGAAAGCGGTATTGGTTACGACGGAATTTCGGGGAGTTTTCTTCGGATATGTGAAAAGTGACGCCAAGCTGCCGAATGAAATCACGCTCACAGACGTTCGCAACTGCATCTATTGGTCTGCAAGCGTCGGCGGGTTCTTGGGGTTGGCCGCAAATGGTCCCGACTCTCAATGCAAGATCGGGATGCGGGTTCCAGAGCTTCGCCTGTTCAAAGTCACCAGCGTCAGTCCTGTTTCTGATGAGGCGGCAGCGAAATGGAACTCTTAACCGTCACTAAAGACATTGCCATTCGCTGCGTCCTATTTGGGGCCTGCACTATTCCAAAGGTGGGGCGCAAAATCAGCGAATTTGGTAGCGGTGATTTGTCCTGGGCGGAGCGAATCTTTAGCCTGAAAGAATTGAAGAGCTTTGCGCGTCCGCTGTGGACGTTAGCCGGGTCCGGGTCCGGGTCCGGG